ATGGCAAACACTAACTTAGAAAACCAAGCGGCGATCCACATTACCGAACACTTCCCACGCCGCAGCACCATCGGCGGATGCCGCTACCCGATTACTTGCAGCTGCAACACTGTCGAGCACCCGGTTAGGTTTGAAAATGAATACCGATGGGCCATGCACCTAGTCCACACCCTGGGAGACGCGGCCAATGCTGCCCGCGATAAAGATGCCCGCCGGATAGTGCCATGATCTGCCCCGTCCACTCCACCCACCTAGCCGATGCCGCTGCACGTTGCGAACGTTGCACCGCTGAACATCGGCGCGGCTGGCGCCACCCCTTCCGGCCCCAATGCGGAGGCTGTGCCAAGCCAACTGCCAAGCCAACTGCCAAGCCAACTGCCAAGCCAACTGCCAAGCCAAAGCCAACTTGCCCGGTTTGCGGACTAAGCCGGGCGCACCTTTGCCAGTTTCCACGCCGCGCGGCGTGCGCTGCCTTCCACTTCCAGCCGGGCGAGCTATGAGACTCGGCGGATCAGGCTGGCAGGCGATAGTCAGGGCGTGCCTTAACGAGTACGGCGACCTGTGCCATTTATGCCTGCACCCTGGCGCTACCTCTGCCGATCATTTGACCCCAGTAATCCGTGGCGGCAGCAATGACATTAGCAACCTGCGCCCAGCCCACAGCAATAAGCGGCCCTGCCCGGTTTGCGGTTTGAAGTGCAATCAAGTGCGCGGCAGCAAGCCACTCACGCCGGAATTGCTGCAACGCTTCCGACGCCCCGCAAAGACCGATAACACAGCCTGGTTTTTTAAGAACCAAGCGCCTAGTCATCCCGCGCCAGCCTGCTTTCTCCCCCCGATGGCGCCAGAAAAAAACCGGAATCACCCATTTATCCACAACTAACCAAAAAAGGCAACGGAAATGCAAGGCTACCTGCCAGGGTTCGGCCCCGAACCCCACAAACCAGGCGCGATGCACGCCGCTGCCACGGTCACGCTAAACGAGTTGGAAGCCCTGGGCCTGCTAGAACCTCGCCATGAGCTACTGAAAGCCAACATTTTGGGCGCTGCCCTAGATATTGATAACACACCCAAAGCCACCATCGCTAAAACCCAACTCAGGGCGCAAATCGAAGAACTGCGCCGCCAGCTGCCCGAACCCGTGGCCGCGATAGATGATGCCTGGACTGCCCTAGAAAACGAATTGCATCGCATCGGCATTGAGGTGCTGCATGGCTGATCTTGATTTCCCAGCCCCCCGGTTCGGCACACCCCGCAACCCCGCAAACGTTAGCTATGGCCCGCGCCTGGCGCACGTCGCCGCGCTGATCGGCCTTCCGCTGCTTCCCTGGCAAAAACATGTGGCCATGGTGGCACTGGAACAGCGCACGGAAGATATTGCTGCTACGAAAGCCGCCCGTGCAGTCGCATATGGCGAGTATCTGAAAGCGAAAGCGGCCCGGGATTTCGAAGCCGCCGCCAGCGCCGTAAGCCGGTTGCAACGCTGCCGCGTTCCCTGGGTTTACCCCCTAGTGGTCATTTTGGTTCCCCGCCAGTCTGGCAAGACCGTGCTAATGCGCGCCGCCAACGTTGACCGGGCACTAGCTGAACCGGGCACCCGTTGCCTAATGACGGCCCAACTCGGCAAGTACGCCACATCACGCTGGCGCGACGTAGTAGATGCCTGCGAACATAACCCCACCCTCGCGAGTACCGCCACCATCCGCCGCGCGCAAGGCAGCGAGCTATTAACGTTCCCCAACACCTCCACCATCGCTCCATTCCCACCATCAAAAACCAGTGGTCACGGCGACAGTGTGCCCATGGTGAGCATTGATGAAGCCTGGGCGTTCGATGCCGTCAAAGGCGCCGCCCTAGATGCCGCAGTGCGCGGCGCCCAACTCACCCGCGCAGATCGCCAATCCTGGATAGTCTCAGCTGCTGGCACCGCAGAATCGGAATACTTGCTAGAACTAAGGGAACGCGGGCGCCGCGACTACGCGAACCCACACGCTGGCATGGCGTTTTGGGAATGGAGCTTACCCGACGATACCGACCTAACCGACCCTGCCGCAGCTGATTACCATCCCGCCATCGGCCACCTGTACAGTCGCGCCCGCTGGGATGAAGAACGCCGCGACCTACCGCCCGGCGTGTTCGCCCGCAACATGGCCAACCAATGGACAAAGAGCCTGGAAACCATCATCCCGCTAGACGTATGGGAAACCTGCGCAGTTGAAGACCTGGAACGCCCCGAACAATTGGCCGTCGGTTTCGATGTTGCCTACGACCGCAGCGAAGCCGCCATCGTCGCCGCCTGGCGCAACAATCACGGCGCCGCCTGCTTCAAAGTCATCCAGTCCGGCCCCGGCACCCACTGGCTCCAAACCCTGATACCCCAACTAGCCAAAAGCGGGGCACCCATCGGTGCCGATAACGCCGGGCCAGTCAAATCCGTGCTAGACGATCTGGAAGCAGCCGGAATCGAAATAGAACGCTTAGGCCCAAACGACTTCGGCACCGCCACCGGCGACTTCATACACCTATTCAAACCCGACGATGGCGAACCTCTACCATTCCACGATGGCGACCCAGGGTGGGACTGTGAACTAGCTGGCGCCACCACCCGCCGCGTCGGCCAACTAACCATGTGGGATCGGGTAAACAGCGCCACCCCAATCAGCCGCATCATCGCCGCCACCGTAGCCCTACGCCTATTCGACCACGGCAAACCCCAAACCCCCGCCCCATTCATATACGGAGGTGGTTAGCATGATAAAGTAATAACCCGGCGGGCGGGGCCGAGATAGTTCTGATATCACGGCCCGCCGCCTTTCTACCTTTCTGGCCTAGTTATCAACCACGCTAGCGCGGCTAACTCTATGGCTACCTTTATGAACTCAATGGATAACATAATGTTTTCCACTTTATCCTTTCCGGTTACGGTAGCTTCCCCGTCGGGTAATAATAATAATACTCGACGCGGTCATCACATAAATACAGTTTGCGCAATTAGGCGCGCTATTTGTCTTAATTCGATAACACAAAAGGTAAGAAAAATGAAATGGTGGATTGATAAGGGCGATAACAATTCATTGGCTGGGTGCGAATGTGGATGGCGTTCACTTCGACCGACATATGAGGAAGCGCGAAACGCGATTAAGATTCATTTCGGTTATTCACACAATCAAAATAGGAAACAAATAGACACGGCAGCTAGAATGGCTAATTACCGTGCCCGAATGAAGTAGAATTTGAACTAAGCCGAATCCCATTAACGCCGCTCCGCAACACGCCGGGGCGGCGTTAATGTTTCCGCCGCGTTACGCAAAATCCGCACGATTGAGCTATGGCAAAAACGTTCAGCCCGTTGCGACGGTTCAACATTTTGAACCAAGCGGCAACCTCTAAGAGTGCTGGCGTTCAAGCTGCCCCGGTAGTGCCTCAATCTACCGGCGAAGCGACCGGCCAACTGGTTCCGCCCGGAACGATTAGCCCATGGTCACGCCATGACGATAACCAACTCCAAGCTATGTTAAAGGCTTGCCTGTTCGGCCTAGACGATGACGCCGACCCGCAGGTAACCCGCTCCCTGGCAATGTCGATACCGACGATTGCCAAATGCCGACACACCCTATTTGCCCTCGCCTCACGCCTCCCAATCGAAGTCTTTGACTCCGAGTTGCAGCGCGTAGAACCTCAACCAGCCATAGCCCGGTTCCCCGAACGTGGCCGCCCGCGCTCCCAAACCATTGGGTGGATGTGCGATCAAATGCTGTTCTATGGCCGCGCCTGGCTAGTAGCCACCGAATGGGCTAGCGAAACCGACGGCGCCCGCGCCCGCCGCTTTGAGCTAATCCCCGAAACCCTGGGCACTTTCGATGACCAGGGCAACCTAACCGGCCACAATGATGGGCGCCACTTCCAGCCTCGGGAAATATTCCGCTTCGATGCACCCCATGAGGGTTTACTCAATTTCGGGAAAACCGAAATACTCAACGCCTGGCGCCTGGGCCGCGCTTACAGCAAAGCCACGGAAAACCCAGTGCCCAGCATCGACCTACACCAAACCGGCGGCAAAGAACTATCCCAAAACGAGATCAGCCAACTGGTAGCCACCTGGGCGCGGGCGCGGCGCAACCGTAGAACCGGCGGCGTCGGTTTCACTAACGCCGGGATTGAAGCCCGCACGCTCGGCCAGCACCCCGAACAGTTATTGGTGGAAGGCCGCAAAGCTGCCGCCCTAGATTTGTGCGATCTAATCGGCGCCCCGGACTGGGTAGCAAACATTTCTATCAGCGGTAGCTCCCTTACTTACTCCAATGTGGGCACCCGCAGCCGCGAAGCCCTGGACTACTTTGTAATGCCCTACCTAGACGCCATCGCCGGGCGCATCAGCCAAAACGATCTCACCCGGCGCGGCCAATGGGCCAGATTCAACACCGTAGAAATCCTACGCGGCGACTTCAAAGAACGCATGGATGCCTACAAAAAAGCACTTGAAACCGGAATCTACACGCTCGAAGAATTACGCCAAATGGAAAGGGGCGAATTACTACCATGAAAATTCAACTCCAAGCTAAACAATTCACACTAAATACCGAATCCCGAACCATTAGCGGCATCGCCACCCAATACGGCATCAAATGCTCAAACAACTTGATTATCGAAAAAGGCGCCCTGGAATACGCCGACCCCGCATATGTCAAATTACTGCTAGATCACAATGATGAAAAACCCGTCGGTTTCGCCCTTACCATTAATGAAACCGATAACGATTTACGGATTACTTTCAAAGTAGCCGAAACCGAATTAGGCGATTACGCCCTAGACCAAGCCGCCAAAGGATTACGCGACGCCCTAAGCGTGGGTTTCGCTTGCGACGATGACGGTTACACCTGGGATGAAAACCAAAACGCTTACATCATCACCAAAGCCCGCCTCTACGAAACTTCCCTAGTTGCCTGCCCCGCCTTTGAGGGCGCCCGTATCACCGAAGTAAAAGCCCACCTCAACCAAAAAGAAGGGAACAATCCCATGTTTACCGAAGAACAACTAGCCCAACTCAGGGAGATGATGGCCGCAACATTGTCGGCCAACACCACCCAGCCGATGGCGCCGGTGATCGCGGCTGCAAACCCGCCCGCGATCAACACCAGTGAAAACACCGCGTTATCACTGCGCCAGGTGGAAGCCAACATCGGCAAGTACATTGCCGATGGGCGCCCCTTGGAAGGCATCGGCGCTGCCGTAGCTGGCGAAGCCCAGTACCTGACCGAACTAACCCCCGATCTTGACCAAGACGAAAACGGCAACGGTATTGCCTACCTGCGCCCGCAATGGATTGGCGAAATCTGGGAAGCTAGCAAGGATGGCCGCCCATTCATCGAAAGCCTGGGCACGCCCAACAAACTGACCGCCCCGAAGATGCTCGGTTTCCGCAAAAAGTGGACGCACCCGATTGTCGGCCCCTGGGATTGCTCTAAGGATGTGCCAACTGGCGGCACGCCCGAACTCGAACCCGTAGAAGTCGAAGCCCACGGCCTGGCCGGGGCCGTAGCGATCTGCCGCATCTGGTTCGATTTCGGCGGCTCCAAGATTCAAGACGACTGGTTTGCTGAAGCTGGCAAAGACTACGCCCGCCAGGTGGAATCTCAAGCCCTGGGCGCCGCCCTGACCGAAGCCACCCAACTAACCGCCGCCGCTTCCATCCCGGCAGCATTGTTGGCGATCAGCACCGCAGCCAGTAAGCTCGGTTTCCGCATCGACCATATCCGCATGGGCGCAAAGGCTTACGCCGATTATGCTAACCTGCCAGCGGACAAAGTGCCCTGGTGGTTGCAAAAGCAAGGCGCGGTAGATATCCGCGACGGCAAGCTTTCCATCAGTCCGAACCTGACCGCCGAACTGGCCCCAGAACTGCCCGATTACACCGTACTTGCCTACGATAAGCGCGCTTTCAAATTCTGGGAAACCCCATGGTTCCGCGTGACCGCCCACGAAATCCAAGAACGCCTCGGCTGGATTGATGTAGGCGTGTTCCGGTACTGGGCCATGCTGGTAACCGACCCGCGCGCTGTACTGCGCCTTGATGTTATCCCGGCTGGCACCGATGCCCTGCACGTCATCGTCGACGGCCTGCCCGTAGTTGATGCCGATGTGATCGTGGAAGACCCCGAAACCGTCATCGTCAACGTCGCCAACCCCAACGCCCCTAAGGGCGCTAAGTAAGCATCGGCAACGTAAAACCATGCTTACCCCAGCCGATGCCGCCCTGGCCCTGATCGAGCTAGCCGAAGCCAGGGCGGCAGCCAGCACCCTAACCCCCGAAGAGGTAGCCACCTGGGCGCGGGTACCCGTTGATGCCGATCTAGTCGCAGTAGTGGAAGCGGTAAACGCTTTCATCCATGCTGACTGCCCCGACGTAGGCCGCTACCCCAATGGCGAGTGGGATGCCACTACCAGACTCGGCGCAACCATGCTAGCTGCTAGGTGGTTGCGCCGCCGCAACTCACCCAACGGCGTAGAAGCCCTAACCGAAACCGGCATTAGCTACGTTTCACGCTACGACCCAGACCTAGCCCGGATGCTCCGCATTGACGGCTACCAACTCCCGAAAGTCGGCTAACCCCATGGCACTAGAAAACCTGGGCGAATACGCCGCCAAAGTGGCCCTAGAACTCACCACCGCCCTACCCGCTGGCATCGTGTGCGTACTAGATGAACGCGATCTCAACCTACCCGGCGCACTGCTATCCCTGGACTATGACGCCGGCACCTTTGACAAGCTCGACAAAGAAACCCTAACCATCACCTGGAAAGTGTACCTAATTGAGCGCGAACAAAACCCCGTAACCGCCCTGGCCCGCCTGGGCGTAATGCTTAACGCCATCCAAAAAACCTGGGGCATCATCGACACCTTCCACGCCGAAGCTATCCCACTGCCGAACCACGCAGCCGATCCGCTGCCATCGTTCAGCTTCACGTTCCAAGACGAACTCCCCCCCCGAAAGGACACAATAATGAAAACCAAAATGATTATGGGGCCAGGCGTCCTAGAAATCGGCGAACCGGGCGCGATCGCAAACCTGGCCCGCCGCTGCACCAGCGTCACCCTCACCCCCAGCGTTGACCGGGGCGAACCCCGCTACTATTTGAGCGGCGATACCGATGCAGGCGACCGCTCCGAAACCTGGGTGCTCTCTGGCAACCTAGACCAAGACTACGGCCTGCCAGAATCCACCTGGGAATTTCTGTTCAACCATCGCGGCCAGCCAATGCCCTTCCGTTTCCAACCCGATAAAACCGCCGGGGCACCAATCGGCGGAAATCTGATCGTGGAAGCCGTAGCCCTCGGCGGCGATGTGAACACCAAACCCGGCAGCGATTTCGAGTTTCCCCTAGTTGGCGAGCCGGTATTAGGTTCCAATTCTGGCACCTGGACTCCGCCGACCGGCCCGGAAGAATCACGCGGCCTAATCGTCTCCGACGATGAAGATACCGACCCGGTAATCGTCCGAGTATTCCCGCAAGAGTAACCCCAATGTTGTCACTGGCGACCGTGGAAGGTGCCCGCGAGCTACGCAAACAAATGCGAGCCGCTGGTGTGGACTTCGAAAACATGCGCGAAGCCCACCAAAAAATCGGCCAAATCGCTACCCCCGCAGTAAGGGCCGGTTGCCCCGTGCGCACCGGCAGGTTGGCGGGCACCGTCCGCGCCACGGCCACCAGGACAAACACCACCATCCGCGCGGGTTTCAAATCCGTACCCTACGCCAACCCCATCCATTGGGGCTGGCACCGGCGGGGAATCAGACCCTCTCTATTCGCTACCCGCGCCGCCCAAAACACGGAACCGGCCTGGCGCGAAGCGTACTTCGCGAGTTGCGAAAAAATCCTAGACCAAATCAAAGGCAAAGGCCACTAAAAATGTTGAATGAAAACCAGATCACCGCCACCATCAATGGCACCACTGAAACCGCAATTACGGATAACCGCGATTGGGTAGCTTACGATCTCACCCGCCCAAAAAGGCAATGGCCCAGCTTCGAAGATGCCCCATTTGTCGGAACCACATTCCTAGCCTGGAGCGCTTTGCGCCGCGCCGGTAAAACCCAGTTGAAGCTAGATGAGTTTTTGGAGCAAGCCACCGACGTAACGATGGGCGAAGCGGTAGAAATCGACCCTACCCAACCGGCTCCCGAAGCCGGTTAAACCTAGCAATCGCAATCGCTACCCAGCAACCCATCACGGAAATAATGCGGCTCAACACCGCCCAGATAAACACAATTTTGCAAATAATGGAAGAAAGGAACCCAGATGGCTAACCGCACCGCCATTTTGGCGATACGCATTATTTCCGACACCAAACAAGCTGCTAAAGGGTTTAAGGAAACCCAAACCGGGCTAGATAAATTCCAAAACGCTTTCAAAAAGCTAGTAGCCCCCGCCACCGTAGCCCTGGGCGCAGTAACCGGCTTTGCCAAATCATCCATAGATGCCGCAAAGAAACTGGAACTAGCGGGCGCAGCTGCAAAACATTTCTGGGCCGACCAATCCGCCCACATTGTTAGCGCTTCTCAAACCGCATCTACTCGCATGGGCCTTACCGCTGCCGAATACAAAAAAGCCAGTTTGCAAATCGGCGGCGCCCTACGCAACGCGGGCGTTCCCCTTGATGAAGCTGCAAAGAAAACTGATTGGCTGATTCAAAAAGCTGCAGACCTGGGCGTGCAACTCGGCGGCGACACCAAGCGCGCACTCTACGCAATCCAGACCGGCCTGCGCGGCAACTCGGCGGCGCTCGGCGCTTTCAACGTTGATATCAGCCGCAGCGCGATCAACGCCGAACTAGCCGCACGCGGCCTAGACCATTTGGAAGGCGAAGCCCTACGAGCCGCCGAAGCCCAAATCAAACTATCCCTAATCGCTAGGGATGGCGCAGACCATTACGGCATGTTCGCGGTAGAACTTAAAACCGCCGCGATGCAACAAAAAGTAGCAACCGTCGAATGGGAAAACGCCAGGGCCGAACTCGGCACCAAACTACTGCCATACGTCACCAAGTTTTACCAACTGCTACGCCAGGGCGTAGGGTGGGTTTCGGATAACTCCGATCAAGTATTTACCTGGGGCAAACGCATCGCCATTGCATCGGGCGCCATCCTGGTCCTAAACGGCGGGCTGAACGCTTACCGCAAAATTGCGAAAACCGTCGCCGCGCTGAAAAAGACGCAAGCGGCCTGGTCTCAAGCCCTAGCTTTCGCCACCTATGGCGAAGCCGCCGCCACGGGCAAGAAAACCGCAATGGATAAAGCCGCCATCGGCGTAATCAAAGCTAAAACCGCCGCCCAAAAAGTATTAAACATTGTAATGAAATCCAACCCAATAAAACTAGTCATCCTAGCGGTAATCGCGCTTATTGCCGCCATCGTCCTAATTATAAAAAATTGGGATAAAGTAAAAGCCGCCCTAATCGCTGGCGCGCAAGCGGTAAAAGATTTCTTTGTCAAAGCCTGGGAACTAATCAAAACTACCGCCCTGGCCGTGTGGAAAGCAATTACCGATAATGTAAAAGCTCGGATTGAAACCATTATCGCTATTGGTCGCGCGGTTAAAGAAACCTTCCAGTGGATTTGGGAAGCAATTACCGATAATGTAAAAGCTCGGATTGAAACCATTATCGCTATTGGTCGCGCGGTTAAAGAAACCTTCCAGTGGATTTGGGAAGTAATCAAATTCCTAGCTGCCGCCGCCTGGAAATTCATCAGCGAACACTTTGCCGACGAAATCGCAGTAATAACCCGCATTGCCCGCACCCTACGCGATTTCATCATCGGCGTGTGGAAACGCATTAGCGCGGTAGCGCAAACCGTTTGGACTGCGATCAGTAACTGGATTACTGCCCGGATTGATGATATTAGGGCAGTCGGCGGCGCG